AGCCGGAGCCGGAGCCGGAGCCGGAGCCGGAGCCGTCGCCGGAGCCCTTTGACGAAAAAGCCGCAACCGCTACGCCGTCCATACCGATACCCCCTCAATAGACGCTTGTGCCGCTTCGGATACCGGAATAATTTCGATACCATCCAATATCTGTAGCGTCGGCACGGTTACGGTGAATTTGCATTCGTTCGGTTTTTTTGTTCCGGTCAACGCCAGTTCCGAAAGGCTCGCCGCGCCGTTCCAGTACCACAGCCTACGACAATTCTTGATTGTGACCTCTTGACCGTTACGCTCGGCAATCTCGCCATAAAACACGCCTGAACGGTCTCCTCTGAATATGTACTTTTTCGTTTCCATGATTAAATCACTCCTTTAATTGCTTTTAGTTTGCTCTGAATTTCTTCCGGCACGTCATCAATCGTTCCTACGCCCACCACGACCGCCTTAGGACTCTCTCCGTTCTTTTCGGGGAGAAGTACCTCCATCCCTTCCCCAACGCTTTGTGCATACTCTTGCGGCACAAGATAGGAATATTTCCTGCCGCCGTATGTGCCATCTTCTTTTTTGAATTGTACGAATACCACCTCCGAGCATCCCTTCGCCTGCGCTCCCGTCTCTTCTGCTTCTTCCTTCTTTGGTTCTGGCGTTGGCTTTGCTTCCGGCTTGATTGTTTCAAAGGTAATGCCGGATGCCCGCATAAACGCCGCTAACCGTTGCAACTGTTCTTTTGTTCCCCTTGCCTTGAATGCCGACGTATAAATCTTCTCCGGCGCTTTCTCGCTCTGAACAATCTGTGCTTGCGCCGGGGGCAGAAACTCCATCATCTGCGCTTGACGTTCGCGTTCTTGGTCTTGCTGTACTGTTCTGACCTGTTCGCTTGCCGTGACCTGTTCCAGTTCCTTTTTACGATCCATTACATTCCGAATCGCATTTAATGGATTTCTGACCTTCTTGTATTCGACAAGCATTTCCGGGGCAAGGTCTGCATTCGTTTCGCGAATCAGGGAGATGCCTTGAACGATGCCCTTGATATAGGTATCGCACGCATCCCGAATCGACTTAATGGACGAAGAGAGGTTGACTTTAACCGGAACATCTTCGAAGTTTATCCAGTCCAAGTTCTCTCGCGCCTTCAATTCATCAAAGTATGCCCGCGCGTCCGTTTCCTTTTCTGTTACAAGCGCGTCCTCAACCTCCGCTATGCGCCCCTTAAGCGCCGTATCCGCCGCCGCGAAGTGATTTGATATCAACTCTCGATATATCGTCTCGAACTCCTCGTAGGGGGCAAGGATCGCGTTCTTGACCGCCTTGCGCTGTGCCTCTAGGTCGGCAAACTCTTTGTTTAAGTCGGCGCGAACCGCTTTAACGACCTTCACTGTTTCCTCGGACACAATCAAAGATAGTGCATTCTTAATCTTTTCCTGCGCCGCCGCCGATACTTCGGACAGTTTCTCTCTAATAATCGGCAACTGCTCTACTCGGATGATCTCGTTCTTAACGGTTTCGTTATCTGACATTAGTATACCTCCTTTACTTCAATGTTGTGGACGTGCTTCATCAACTTTCGCTTGATGATATAGTCCTTCGTCTTCACGCCCTTCGTGTCTTCTACGACCTGTTCTCCGTCCTGTTCATAGGTAAAGTCTGCTATATAAGTCGTAGCCGGGCGCCTTCTTCCGTCAAGCACGACGGACGGGATGATCTGATAAGGGACATGCACATACAGGTGCGAGATTTTTCCTGCTCTTTCGAGAAGTTTTAGTTCCTGATATCTGCGCTCTTCCGCTTTGCTGTCGAAGCATATCCCGTCTGACCATACCTTTTTCGCGCCGAATTTATTCCCACCTCGGTTAAAAGTCCACGCCATCGCCATCGCCTCCGATTGCTTCGTTCCGCATATAGTCCGTGAGGTCAAGATAGCACCTCGGACATACCACTTCATCATTCAGAACAATTGTGCCCTTGTTGTTCCCGCAATTTGAACACTTCATGGTTTTATCCTCCTCCTAAACGTCTGTATCGTCATATACTTCGCTCAATGCGCTTTCCGGTAATTCCTCCACTGCGCTTTTACAGTCCTGCTCATAGTATTTCATCCACTTTTGGAAACATAAGGCGCATCGAAGTTCTTCCGTTTCTTCATCATAAAAACACGTCTCTTCGTCCGGGTCGATCACCGCGCCGCAATCCATGCACATATACGCAAGTCGTATCGTTCCGTATCGCGTCCGTTTAATGATGTATTTGCTCATTTTGCTTCCCTGCTTTCCGCATAATCGATATACGCCTCGCGGATATACTCCAGCAAATATTTCTCCGGCGTATCTCTGCCGCCCAAATCATCATAAAAGTATTTTTTCTTCGCGTTCATTTCAAAAACCTCCATCTTTGTTTATTATAACGTACTATTGTTACACTAACGTTACGATAATGTTACGACTTTATGATATCGTAGATAAAATACAAGCCACAACCGACCGCAAATACAATGACAAGGATTAAAAGTGCCGTTTGAATCATAATGTTTCGCCCTCCATATAATCCAGGGCATAAACGCCCTGCGCCTTGTGTGAATCGTTCCATCTTTTCGCGGTATTCTCGGCGTCGGCTTTGCCCCTTGCAATTTCAACGAAAAACGGATCAAGCCCATAGAAACTATTGGCTCTGGCAACACCACTTATAACGTGTAAGATGTTGACGTTATTGCTTACCCGCTGTACGTAGGCATATCGTTTCGTGCCCTTTTTGTTGCTTGTGTCGATTACTAGATAAAAACGTTTCATCTGTTCCATACGATTTTACCACCATTCTTCCGGACATAATACACGCGCATAAGTGCAACTGTTGTTGTCCAGTCAATCGATTTTTCTGTTACACCGACCCGGCATACGGCGCCGGATGGCAACTGACGAATCGGACACGGGATCCAATACCGATTATTTTTTTCGATTCGATCAAGGCTCACGACGTGCCAATATTCTGTAAAATAACACCCTTTAACGACCGTCGCTAAATGCGTGATCCCCTCGGCTCTCAGTTCTTTGATCTCTGCTTCTGTTAATCTTTTCATCTTTTTACCCCTCTCTTTCTTTTCGTGCTTCCGTTCTACCCTTGCGGGTTTGTGCCGGAATACGTCCGGCGGCGTAAGGCTCGTGATTATGCTTTTAGAATAATGTTCTCAAACATAACCCCCGTATTATTTAAGATAAACCAACGAACGAATGACCAATTATGTAAAAAGTTGTCCTCAAAGCGCGCCCTTACACGATGATTCCCAATGTCTCCGGCATAGTCCTTATCGGTAATGTCCATACCCATTTTTTCGAATACTAATACAGTTCTCTTTTCCATGATAATCCCTTTCTCCCCGTCAATCCGTTAGGTCAGATATGATTCGATGTTTGATTATGTCTATCCGCCGTATACTTCGTTAGAATAGGCTTCAAGCACTCCCGGAAAATACTTGTTTGCAATTTCTAGTTTGTCGATATCGGTATATGTAGGGTTTGTCCACATCGGCACGGTTCGGATTGTAACCCCGATAAAATCATATTTATCAAACAACCCATCGCCGCGGACCCGTTCCAGCGACATAAAATATTTTGGGTCAATTTTTGATTGATAATAGCGCGGGGTTTCCCCTTCTTGAAACGGGTTCGGAAACTTCTTGCACCATGCTTTGAACTGAGCAAGCGTTGGATAACCTTTGTCGACAAAATATTTGTTTTGAATATACATGATAGTCTCTCTTTCTCCCCGTCGCGCCGATAGGACAGCATGAGCGTTTCCCGTTTCTTTCGTTCCTAATTAGATGCTTGCGGCTCTTACTGACCCGTTACGCGATACGTAAATTCTCTGAAAGCAAAAGGAATTCATCGAATAATCATAATCGTATACGTGCCATTTTTCGCCGTCTGATATCTCGTATTTTTGAGTGTTAAGCGCATCGGCGATCTTTTGAGCGTTCGCGCTTGCAAAAAAACAATTGCGCCTTGAGTACAGAAACTCTTTTCCCGTTCTTGTCTTTGCAATTAACTTCTTTGTCATTTTGTGTGCCTCTCTTTCGTTTTCTTGCCTCTGTTCGTAATCTCATTATCTCATGGTATGCGCATCTGTAAACATGACATTTTGCACAAATATTTATCCCCGGTATTGTGCATATTGTACAATCCATAACCAATATATGCGTCAAAGTCCTATGAACTTTCAAAAGTAGGACTTAAAGTCCTATTGATTATCAAAGCATTATATGCTTCAAAGTCCTATTTCTAATTGAAAATATGCCCGAAAGTCCTATTTTACACCTTGTAGTTCGTTTTCTGCCTATATATAGTAAATAGAAAAAACTAAACAATTAGTCAATCTGATAAATAATAGTCAGTCTATCTATTTATATATATATACTAACTAGATAGAAAAACTATTAAATAAGTAGATTAAACTAAATCAGTAGGACTATACTAATTATATAGATTTTCAGAAAATAAAAAGATATTCTAAATCAGTAGAAATAAACTAATTAATTAGATGTGTTTTCTTTTCTAGGATTGTCTAATTATTTAGTACCATCTATTTAGTGTTAGTTTTATATATTTTCAATTTCCATATGAACGCCCATATGGTAACCCATATGGTAACCCATATGG